TAGGGGCGATCGCAAAGCCCCTATATGCAATCGGCGGCAAAACCGGAGGTTTTGACCGGCGGGTGAACCCGGTGAGGCGGAGGGAAGAAACTTTTTCAACCGAGTGCGGGCGAGGAACTCCTTCCACCGCCTGCGGGCGGTCCCCCTCCCTCGAAGAGGGAGGTCTGGGGAGAAGGGTACGGGAAACGAGCAAGTTTTGACAAAGAATGGAGGAAAAGAGAGTGGCAAATATCAATACGACGGCAACGATGAAAAAGACGAGTGCGATGCTTTCCGGCAAGTGCAAAAAGACTCAGGAAAATCTGAAAAAGCTGATGGCCGACGCGGGCTGCGCGGACGGCGAGGTGGTGAAGGTGAGCCTGCCGCTGGCACCGGGCAGCCGGGACGACGTGGTCTTTGCCGGGCTGAACGGCGTGAGCTTTTACTTTATGCGCGGGACGGTCTGCGAAATGCCGGCGGCGGTGGTGGAAATTCTGAAGAACTGCGGGGAGATGTGATCAGTTGACGCTTTCACAGTTGATCGCGCACGCGCTTCGTCAACTGGACGAGAACGTGGAGGACGTGAGCGAATACGAAGAGAGTTTCAAGGTATACGCGAACATGGGCTATGACATCGCGGTTCGCGAGTACCTGAAACCGCGCCGGACGTTCTGCGTCGATGTGGACGAGAAAGGGAACGCACCCGTTCCGGGAATGTTGGTCACGCGCGTGGTGGAGCTGCGGGACGAATACGGCCGCGACGTGGGCTATGACCTCGCCCCGGACGGGCGCGGGCTGCACGTCTGGCGGGACAACCTGACGGGAAAGACGCTGCGCGCCGTATGCGAGGTGGCGTTTTACCCGATGGAGGACGGGAGCGACGAGCCGCAAATTCCGGAATGTGCGCAGGCGTATTTGGCGGATTACATCTGTTACCGGCATCTATCCAACGGAAATCCGGTTAAGCAGAGACAGGCGCAGTTCTATCTGAACAGCTTCCTCCGGGGCATGCAGCGGCTGAGGCCGCAGGGCATGGGCAGTGTGACGCATCACAAGCACATTTATGATGTTACGGATGCGAGGTATTGCAGGTGAAGGCGTTGGCCGCCTGCGGGGACTCCTTCCGGTCACTGCGGCGGCCACCTCCCTCGGGGAGAAAGGCATAGGGGGAAAATATCGAATGAAAGAACGAAGGAAGGAGCAAAGGTGAGCATTTCAGACAGCGATTATCAGGGGCGGTTCACGATCCCCACGCCGGCGGCGGGCGACACGAACATCAACACCGACTACGCCTATCTTGCGCAGAACATCCGCACGGAGCGCGGGCTTTTGGCTTCGAGCTACGGCACGAGCCGCGCGTTTCCGGCGCTGGGCGCGCAGATTGAGACGCTGGCGAGGTTTTATCGGCGCACGAGACCGGACGACGCGGACGTATACGTTGCGGCGGCGGGCGGCGCGATTTACACCTACACGATGGGCACGGAGGGCTGGGTGAAGCGCTCGGAGGGGTACAAGAGCGACGTGTGGTCTTCCGTCACCTACGAGACGACGGAGGGCGGGGCGACGGTGGATATCCTGATCCTCTCCAACGCGAAGGACGGCATGATCGCGGTATACGGAAGCGACCTTCGGGTGGAAAAGAAGGCGCTGACGATTGGCGACGCATACGCCGAGGTGAAGTTCGCGACGCTGGGACGGCACGCGGAGCGCATCTGGGGAACGGGCGCAGAAGGATACCCCGACAGCATCTTTTACTCGCGGCCATACGACCCGTTCAACTGGACGAATGTTGCTGAAACGCCGGAGCTGGGCGGCGGCGTGATTAACCAGCCGACATGGGACGGCGACAAGTTTATCGCGCTGGAACCCTTCGGCGGGTATCTTCTGGCGGTAAAGGAGCAGACGATCTTTGAAATTCGAGGCACTGACCCAAGCAGCTTCACGATCACGGAGGCCTACGGCACGGATGGCCCCGTCGAGGAGCGGAGCATCTGCACGGACAGGACGAGCATGCTGTACCTGTCGCAGAACGGAATCGGCCTGTACGACGGAAACACGCTGCGGCTGCTCAGCCGGGACGCGCTGTATGAAACGATGCGGATGCGTATGGAGGGGATGGACAGCGCGGCGAGAGCCTGCGTATGCAACCACATCTACTATCTGGCCATGTGCATCAAGGAAAGCGAGAGCGACGTTCTGAGCGAAAACAACACGGTGCTCGAATACGACACGGAGCGCGGGACGTTCATGGTTCGAAAGGGCATGCGCGTCAAGGATTTCTTTTCCGTCGGCGGGACGGTGTACTTCACGCAGGCGGACGAGCCGTTTGAAGTGCTTCGCTACGGCGACCCGGCGAGCGGCGGTTATCTGGGCGCGCCGATGGAATGCCTGTGGGAAACGCCATGGCTCGATCTGGGCAAGGCCTATATGAAGCGCGACTTTGTGCTGCGGTTTACCGCCGACGCGGACGAGAACGACGTGCCAGTTGAAATGACGATCAAGACCGAGCGCAGGGAAAAGACGCGGGTGGTTCTGCTGCAAAGGCAGAGGAAGGACTACCGGGTGAAGATTCAGGTGAGCGGCGTTCGGATGAAGCTGAAAATCAGAAGCCACGCGAAGGCGGCGGGCTGGCGGATTTACGGCGGGGTGCAGGCGGAGTATTCGGTGGATGAGGTTTAACTCCTTCCGGTCGCTGCGGCGACCACCTCCCTCGAGGAGGGAGGCAAGGGATGGGGAAACGCGGAACTCCTTCCGGTCGCTGCGGCGACCACCTCCCTCGGGGAGGGAGGTATGGGGATGGTTAAAAGAAGGTATGCGATGAGCAAAAGAGGCGTAAAGGCGCAAAGAAGACCTCCCTCTTTGAGGGAGGTGTCAG